GGTAGCAGGGCGGGTAGTTTTACCTATAATGGTGGTACTTCGTCGTATCTAGTTGGAGCCTCTGGCTTCAACCGGACTTCTTCGAAGAGCCGTTCCATTCTAAGTTCAAACCCTCGGCCTGCGTTCCCATCTGTCAATGCTAAGATGGGTTGGCAACGCGTCCTTAGTGGCGTGTCACTCCTAGCTCAGCACTTGAAAAAGTGACGAGCTTTGTACCGTGAGCCGGCCATATGGCAGGTTCTTACCTACTCTTCTTTAGGATTTATCCTATGACCGCAGTCGCGACAATTGTTCTGAACGACGCACAGGGAACACCTGTGGCCCACAACTTCATCCCACTCGGTCCAGACACCAATGGTGTCTGGTGGTTCGAGGATCAAGGCACCGGCTCAACGGCAATCGGGTACAATCGACTCAGCATTTCGCTGGTTCGTTCGTCCCCGCCCACCAATGGCCTTGCTTCGTCCGCGAATCGCGTGAACCGGATCAAGCTGACGATCCACTGTCCTGTCCTTGAGACACTGGGCACCAACGATGCGGGCGTAACGCCCCCACCGACTGTTGCCTATGTTTCGAGGGGGATGGTGGAAATCATCTCTCCGGAACGGAACGCGCTGCAGAACCGTAAGGATCTGCGCAAGTACCTTCAGTTTCTCCTCGCCGACACGTTAGTCGTCGCCGCGGTGGAGACTCTCCAAAACATCTATTGATTTGGAGTTACTCCTATGTACACGGGTTCTGACCTGATGAGTGAAGTCTTCTTCGCTCTGTGCAAGCAAGCTGACACGCCGATCTCCCTCTCAGCATGGTTGAGGTTCCGAGAGTCTCAAAAGGACTTAGCGGAGTTCGACCTACCTGTTGGAGATTATCTGGAATGCGACACGTTACGGCTATCCAAGGATTACGCCTGTGTTTCTTTCCTCCAGAAATGGAAGGGATTAGACACAGGTGCTGATTTGGAGGCCGTAGCCCTTCAGAAATTCACCTCTTCTGAAGTTCAATGCTTAGAGACTAATCGGCGCCTTAATAAAGCTCGAACTTTCCCCATTAAGGGAACTCTTTCTTCGAGGATATACCTCGCTAAGAGAAAAATTGCTCGTCTTTTAGGCCCCTTTAGTCTCTTCGCCATTGAACCGCATTTTGGGTGGGGACCTGGTGCTACCTTCGATATTCCACGAAGGAAAGCATTGGTCGATACTAAAATGGTGACTTTACCCATCTCCGCTTCTCGATCTGCCGCCGAGTTTCTCGGTGAACTTATCAAGATGGACCTTCATTGGTCTTTCTCTCTACTCGGATGTTTCCCCTCGGGGGACTTCTCTTGGGTGAAAGGCGTCTTCGACGTCACTTCACTGTGTAGATTGACTACGGTTGATAAAAACGCGAAAACAAATCGCGTGATCGCTATCGAACCTACGGCGAATCTCTTTCTCCAAAAGGGAGT